TACCTTCGATTTCAATTTCTTCATCTTCGGTAGACAACTCATTACCACCAGCAATCAAAAAGAACGAATGATAGCCAGGACTCTTAGAATCGAGAAATTTTTCACTTCGCAATTCTTTCTGTTTCTTCGTAAGCAATTCTTTGTATTCATAGAAATTAGTCATACGCATTTCGTTCAAAGGAACATCATTCACATAGTAACGATTCTCGATGGCATACCTTGCAGCGCCACGGTATGTATCGCAGATAAAGAAACCAAAAACTTTTGAATCAGTCACTTTGGTAAACCAAGAGATAACACTCTGAAACACAGATTCAGAACTGCGAGTAAACTGTTTCGCAAATTTGTTTTTGTTATCAACCAAATAGTAATTGGTATTTAAATGGTCAAAATAACGATTGCGAATAAAGGTATCTTCAGAATTGTATTTCTTTTCTTCAGAGCAGAATGAATTATGAAAGTCAGCATCACCGTCATGCACAATCACAAGATTGGTAATGTCAAGATTGTTTTTCTGTTTGAAATCTTTCATAATTTCAGCAGTTGCAATCAATGCCTCAGTCAAAGGAGTATTCGACAAATCTTCAGTTTCAAATCGTGGTATAAGACCAGTAAAGGAACGACCACCTTCAGTCTCAAAAGATTCTTTAATGAGCAACATATGTTTCATTGCCTTTGTAAACTCGGCATTACTCATTTTAGAATTCAAATACTCACGCAAAAACACCGGAGAAAGTGCAAGTTGATTCGGTTCACGGCTGAATGTCTCCTGTATAGGTGAGCGACCATAACGGTCAACAGCATCATCAATACACTTAACATTGGCAGCACCACCGAAACCGTAAACAATAAACGGAATGTTTACTTTGCGACAGAACATAGTCAGCACAAGAATCTGTTCAATCGAACTTGACATGTTGCGTGACATAGAACCAGACTTGTCGAGCAACAAAATAAGACCGTGTGACTTACCTTTTGGCACCATCATCACTTTACGGAAGATGTTGTCATCGAATTTGTATGATGCCAGTTTGTTGATATCGATATCACCAGTATCAGAAATTTTCGATTTGTTAAATGCACGAGCAGCCTTACGCATTTCAAATTCTTTGGCAAGAAGACCAATGTATCGGTCATTGCGAGATTTGAATTGTTGCAACAACTCATTGGCAAGAGAAGGTTGTAAAAATTTGTTTGCAATAAACTCGGCAACAAACTTGTCATGCAATTCGTGAACCCGTTTTGCAGGTGTAATAATGTTTTGCAAAATAGGTTTTGGCAGAGTAATGTAAACAACATCTTTACACTTCTCATCAAGCAACATAGATTCATTACTACGAAACTGTCGGTCAGATTCACACTTAGGGTCAAACTGGTCTTCCCAAGATTCTTTTGATTCTTTGAAACGATTGAATTGGGATTCTACTGAATCATCTTCAATGTCACCATCGGCATCACCGTCTTCAGATGACATGGACTTTTCGCCTTCGCCATCTTCTCCTTCACCAGCATCACCATCGGCATCACCAGGTTCATCGGATGTATCAGAATCATCTGTTGAATTATCATAATCATATTCTTCATACTCATCAGATTCTTCTTCATCACCGAAACCGTTCATCATCATTTCTTCGAATTGTTCCAGTTGCATTTCTTTTTGTTCTTCTTTGGAATAATCGAATACGGCATCAGTCACACGGACAACATCTTCCCATGTTTCAACGGCACGAACTTGGTCAACAAGGTCTTTTTCTTTTGCGTTGAAAAAGATACCAGTATTTTCCCATTGTGATTTACTGAACACATTAAGACGGTCAATGAAACACAATTCATTTACATCACGGCTCTTAGTGCCAAAGAAATCACGCTTGATTAAATCAGCATAAGCCGAAACGAATTGGCGTTTCAGACCAGGATATTTGCGTTGAACTTTCTTTTCGATACGGGCATCTTCGACCACATTCAAAAAGTTTTTGTAGTATTTGCCTTTGGCATTTTTCGCAATTGCATCATGCCAACCTTCAGCAGGTGTATAGAGTGCATGACCGACTTCGTGACCAACAAGAAGGTCATAGATGGCACCTGACATATTCTGCCAGATGGGAAGATAGAGAACACGATTCGTAGGGTCAAACTTTGCGGTACGAATCTTCTGGTGTTGAACCGTGAGATTTTCAGTCGCAAGCAGTTTGGCAAGTTGCGATTTTTGTTCAGCAGTAAAACTCATTGATAATACTCCATTCACTATTATTTAACAATTATAACACACAAAAAGGCACTTGTCAAGCACTTTTTGTTGCGAAAAAGAGACATAGAAAACCCCATGTAATTATTATACTTTACATGGGGTTACTTGTGCGGCAATCTTGCCAATAAGTTAGTGAATACTTACTTCGGTTTATATAATATGAAAACGGGTTCGTATTTTAACCATAGATTATTTACCTTGCAGAAATTCTTTGCCTTCGGAAGACCTGTCTCAGCATCAACTCGATTCCCACCAGGCATCTGTGCAAGTGACATCTTTAACTTGCCTTTGTATTCCATGCCAAGGCTTGTAAGAATGTCAATCGAATCTTGTTCTAGTGGCAACATATCACCACCAAAAACCGCATCAGCAATATTCCAAAGAAGGTATCTGTCATTCTTCAAATACTCAACACAAGTTTCTAGTGTCTTACGCAGAAAACCTTCACGCCAAGAATCGTATTGTGAAAACTTTTTGTAAGACTGTTCTTCATCTTCACTATAAGCTTCTTTTGCAAAGTATGGCGGTGAAGTAAAGATTAAATCTAACTTGCCTTTGTATTTCTTAAAATTTTCATTCTTATGGATCTCCTCAGAGCCAAGTTGATAGATTTCAAATGTGTGCGTCTTTGGAAATAGACCAGTCGCACGATAGGTTTTGGTATTAAAAAAGTCTGCAAATTCATGGTATTTGGTTCTGCCCTCTGTTGTGTTGTGGTCTTTGTTTGGGTCTGTGCCGATGTAATGAATATTTCTTTCATCATCAATAGACAATGCGCCCAATAATCTACCACCCCAACCAGAAGATGGGTCATAGATGTTGATTTGTTCTTGTGTCTTAAAGTGTTCGGTATATCTTTCATACAAATACTTGGCAGTCAATGGTGGAAAATTAACTGCATACTGACAGAACGAAACACGAAAGGCTTTAAGGCCAACAGGAAATACTTTTTGTCCTTTCTTGTATAGACGAACACGAAACATCTGTGCATCTTTGTGTTCAATGTTTGTCTTGCATCCATTTGGCATATTAAGTTTCAACAAATCATCTTTACTGATAAGAATGTATTTCTGATTCTTTAGGTCTTCATTGTAACCTGTGTAATCATTCTCACCAGAGTTAGGTTCAAACCAATAGTCATGCGTATCATAAGAACGAGCCTTTGTTTCAAACCAGTTGACAAAATTTTCTACTGTATCAGTTTTGTATTGCAAAGAACCAAGTTCAATTACTTCATCAATCTTAACAGGTGTTGAGTAGTGATAGAACGAATCTCTTTTGAAATGTCGTGATGCATATGTAACAAATGTTTCTAACAGTTCATCTTTGGCAAAGTAATCATAGATTGATTTGCCTTTCTCAACATCTTTCGTATAGTTGATGCGAGTTTTCATCATGGTTGGAAACCATTGATTAACTGCATTACCGATGATACTTGTATTACGAATCACATCTTCTTCGCCAGTCAATTCATCTTTCACCAAAAACTTGTGAATGGGAAAAGATGTCATCTCATTAAACTGGTCAATGATTTCTTGTTCATTGTAACCAACTCTTGGTGGTTGTCCTTTTTCATCCCAAAGACGAACCACTTCTTTACGCATATCAATTACCCATTGACGAAAATCTTCTTTTGACATCCAAAGAATTTCTTCAAACTTCTTATTGACAGACGATTCTAAAAACTCTGTGTTCTTTTCGTAAAAATATTTTGTCATATTTAATTTGTGTAGAGGTAAATAGTACCTGGTATTGTACCATTTGACCAACTTGTATCACCCACATTCTTCATACCATTTTTTTCGTAGAATGCACGAGCTCTTGTGTTTTCTGACCTTACTGTTAACCAAACTTTTGTATTCATCTCATCAAAAAACTTCTTCAACACTTTCGTTGCGTTACCATTGCCTTGTTGTTGAACCACAATTTGACCAATGTGTGCATCGCCTCTTTCTGCTTGTTGATTGCCAATCTTTTGTTTTCTCTTATACACACCAAAAATAATTACAACACCATCTTCATAAATTACATTGCCTGACTTTATCTTTCTTTCAATGTAATCGGTACGAATGTGAGGAAAATAAGTTTTCTGATGTGGTGCAAATATAGATTTTATCACATCGAAATCATCAAGTGTGGCAATATTCATGCAAGTATCAAATCCCTAATTGTTTGATTAGAATAACAGTCGGCAACTAAGTGCAATCTATCCTGATCCCATGTATTGTGAACTTCGTGAGCCTGTGTCACATCGGCATAATAGTAGTTGCCTGTTTCAAAAAAGAAATCTTTCTTTTGTTTGCCTTCATAAAGCGAGAAGATAACTTTTGGGTCTGTCTTAATTGGCACATGTATACGAACAATTTGCCCATCATCAAACCCAATTGACTTGTCTACTTTATCAGTATGCTTTTCAATTTTTGTTCCTGCTTTCAAACGCATGATTCTCACTCTCTCAAACTCAGCAGGAATTTGTTTGAGAATTTCATTGATTGCAGCCATACTCGGATCGGACCTAAGTGTTGTGTCTTGTAGTGTGTTATCAGATTCTTCTGTCTTCAATACACCAGGTTTCAAAATATGCCCTGGGTCGGTACTATATCCACGCAAAGAAATTGCTTCCCAATTGCCATCATTATATTTCGTTTTCACTAGAGACAAAGGAAGACTTTCGATGCATGAGATTACATCAGATAAATCACCTTCGTATTTAGGAATATTAAGTTGTTTGGCTACAGGTCTTTTCATTTTTGTCTTATTACCTTCTGCATAAGTTTCTTTTGTTTTTTTCTTGCCATCTGTAGAGCAACAGGTTTCATATTGTCAACGAAACGAATGCCGTTCAGATGGTCAAGTTCATGTTGAAAACATCTTGCAGTTAAACCTTCCAATCGCATTTGTTTTACTTCACCATTCTCATTAAGAAATTCAACCTCAATCCATTCGGGTCTTTCAATCTTCAAATAGAGACCAGGAAACGAAAGACATCCTTCGTCACTTCGATTCATCTCAACAGATGTTCTAAGAATTCTTGGATTGATACATGCGATTTGAAACTGGTCAGTACCAATCACAAACACTCTTTCAAACACACCACATTGATTTGCAGAAAGACCAATACCGCCATACAACTTCATTGTCATCTTTAGTCTCTTTGTCAGAGTAGTCATCAGAGGACTTGGCAATGGCCATTCGTGTTCTGGTATTCTCTTTTTGAGCATTGGATGATTTTCGTCATAGACTGGCAATGGTTCAATTCTTTCTTCAAAGTTTAATCCTGCGCCAGTATCAATTGTTAACACATCACTCATTTTACTATCCTCGAAAAGTTTTTCTCTTTTACAAAACGAATCACATTTGCAAATTTGTCTTGCAGTATATCACCTTTATGTGAGATGACAAACAAATTCACACCTTCTAACATATGTAGGATTTTCATAAGTTCTTCTGTACCATTGGCATCTAATGAAGAATCAAATGTTTCATCAAGTATCAACAGATTGGTATTTGATGAGTTCTTCAACTTGGCAACTGCACGCCATGTCAACATCAATGCCATATCTATTCGTTGTTTCTCACCCTCAGAAAAATTATTGTAACTAAATTCATCACGGTGCCTAGATTTGATTGTCTCTTTGAACGATTCGTCAAGATTGAAATTGACAAAGAAATCTAATGACGCTAAATACTTATTGACAAGTTTGTTGATGACAGGTAAATACTGTTTGACAATCTTTGTTTTGATACCTGAATCTTTCAACAATGCAGAGGCCACATCGTAATATGATTTTTCTTCTATTAATAGCTTTAAGTCTTCTTTTAGTGACAACAGAGAATCCCGTAATTCTTTCAGGCGTTGTTCTTCTAAGTCTGTCACTACTTTAGAATTCTTCAGTTCTTCAATTAGTTTTTGCAACCGAGCAATCATCTTGTTTGTTTCGGTGATTGTTGTATTAGCCGTTGCAATCTCTACCTGTTTCTGATTAATCAACTTTTGTGTTTCGTTGATTGCATTCAGTTTATTCTGTTCTTCGTTTAGTTTCTTTTCTAATTCGGTGAGACCGTGTTCACATTCTTGGACTCTAGTGGAAAGATTGCCAAGTTCTTCTTCCTTAAAAGAACTGGCAATGGCTTGCCTACAGGTTGGACAATCGTCATGTGATTGAAAGAAACTGATATCCTTCCGAAATTTGGATAAGTTTGTTTCAATTTGCGATTCAAGTTTAGTAATCTTCTTGACCTTAGTCTCTGTTTCAATTTTACTCGCAACAACCAGTTGGAGTTCTCCTGTCTCTGCGGTAAGGGTTGCAACATTAACCAATAACGAGGATACGGTCTCATTATGACATTGAATTTCCTTAACATATTCGTTCACCTTATCTTCATTGTTCTGCTTCATCTCATCGATATGTTTCTTTTGCATATCGTATTTTTGTTGAGTCAGTTCAATCTCATGTTTTTTGGTTGACATGCCTTCTTTGTTTGTAGACAATCTTTCTTTCACCAAACCACCCATTGTAGAAAAGATTTGTATGTCGAGCAAGTCTTCAATGATGGCACGCCTATCAGATGCAGACAATTGCATGAAAGGTGTAAATGAGGCAGACCCAAGAATTACAATCTGTGTGAAAGATTTGTAATTGAGTTTAAGAATAAACTTCTCTAAAAACTCTTGGTAATCTCTTGCTGCAGCTTCTTGGTTGATTAGATTGTTGTCACAATAAATTTCAAACTTGTTTGGTTTGATACCACGAACAATCTTATATGATTTGTTGCCTGTATCAAACTCAACCTCAACCAAACAATCTTTCTGATTGATAGAATTGAGTAGTTGAGGTTTGTTGATATTGCGAAATGGTTTACCAAACAAACCAAAACACAATGCATCGAGCATTGTTGATTTGCCTGAACCATTCTCACCAACTACAAGTGTGTTGGTTTTATCATCCAATTTGATTTCGGTAAAATAATTACCTGTTGAAAGAAGATTCTTCCAACGAACATTACGAAATATAATCATTATTTAAATTTAGGACCTAATACCCAAATAACAAGAGACTTTCTTTTTCCTGAGGTTGTTGGTGCAACACGATGCAACATCCAAGATGGAAAAGCAATGATTCTACCTTTCTTCAATTCAATTGTTTCAGCATCAGCTTCTTGCCCGTTGTTGATTTGAAATTGACCGCCTTCAAAATCAACACCAGATTCATTCAAACACATAACAATTGACATCTTACGGGTGCCCTGTGTTTGCATATCGTGAGGAATATTTTGTCCAAGTATTGTGTCCATGTGAAAGTCATACTTGCCACCTTCAACAGATTCATACTCAGTATATTGCATGGTATCATAACCATACAAATCAAAGCCATAAAACTGTTCGTTGAGCTGTTGAATTACCCAATTGAATCGGTCATAAATCCATGCCGTGTTTTCATTTCGATTGTGAAATTTAACATTAGACTTTCGAACTTTTTCATTTGGTGCTTGGTCAATTTTAACTTCACCTGTTTCAGCATCAGGTTTTGCAGCGCCAACAGTTGTGCCTCTTTCTACTCCTTGTTCAGCAAAGTAGTCACACATTTTTTGTAGTTCTTCATCTGAGAAGGCACCATCCCAATATACCCAAGGGTATGTTACGGTGTGTCTTTCCCAAGGATTGTTTAAAATAGTTGTAAAACTCATTCGGCTATCTCCGTGTTTAGGGCCTCGATGTATAGTTCTCGCATCAATGTTTTAAGTTTTTCTGCTTCAACATCAAGTGTTAAGTTATCAATGTGTTTCGAAAGAATTGTCATTGTGTCTTCAGCCTGGTCAATGATGTCACTATCATCATCAATCAACAGGTCACTAAAGTCTTCTACAATCGACAAATCAGCAACACCAACCTTATATAGGCTATCAATTACACTATCGAACAAATAAGGATTCTGTTTGTTCAACACCACAACTTTCACATAGGTATCTTTGAGTGATGAGAAGTCGTAGTTTTTCCATGTATCAAAATCTTGTTGGCCATCATCATAAGAAACTTTGTTAAACATCACAAAAGGATTTCTCACAAACTCCATGTTTCTTGTTTTGGTATCAAAGATATGAAAACCTTTTGGATCATTGTAATCTGACCAAGTCATCTCATAAGGTGTACCAACATAGGTAATATTACCATCGGTAGACTTGTGATGAAAGTGACCAGACAATACAACATCATACTTTGAAAGAATCTTCTTGTCAAGACCATGGTCGCAAACATTGCCACGATCCATTTCAAAACCAGCAATCTCAAAATGCCCAAAACATATTTGAGCTTTTGATTCTTTCATTCTCTCAAAGATTTCTTTTTCGTTACTGTCACAAATCCAAGGCACAACATCAATCTTTACACCATCAAACTCTATCGTATCAAAGTCATCATAGTATTCAACGCAAGTGTATTCGTTGAGAAGAAGGCCGGTTGAGTTGACTTCAAGTGTGTTCTTAAAAGCAATGTCGTGATTGCCAAGAAGTGTATGAACTTTGATGCCGAGTATTTCACAACGGTCAAAAAAGTATTCACGGCAGAGATGTAGTGTATTGAAGTTGATAAATTTTCTGCGGTCGAACAAATCGCCCATCTGAAATATCACTTCAATGTCGTTTGCCTTTAGATAAGGAAACAAAACTTCATCATAAAATTTCTCAAAGTATTTGTGAAAGTCTAACGAATCACCTCGGGCACCGAAGTGGGTATCTCCAAGTATACAAATTTTCATGCTATCTGTTTTTTGAACCCTTCAATTTCATCTTTCAGTTTAAGCTTCTTCTTTTTCAAATCATTTACTTCTTGGTCGTTGCCGTAATGCTTAATACTGTTTTTAATAAGATTGTCAATGTTTCTGTGTTGTGTCTCTAAGTGTTTAATGTGATGCTCAATTTTTACCTTGTCCATTATATCTCCTCTGAATAAGAATGTCAAGCAGAATCAGGCAATTCTTCCTCTAAAAACTTCTCTAATCCCTTTTGTTTACTTTCCTTTTTCTTGCGTTTGTTTTCTTCAAAGTTGTGAATGAATTCGGAAATGTTATCATACAGTTGAAACTGTCTCATGTTGCCATCTGAATCTTCAAACATTTCGTGTTCATCTAAAATGCCAAACTGTTCTGTTGCCTTATACTTGACATAGAGTTGTTTCTTCTCTTTGACGATTCTACGCAGAAAAGCATAATATATGATTTGAGTAAAATATGCAAATGGATTTTTGGACTTATCCGGATCGAAGTTACGAAAATACATCAGGCAATTTTCAATGCCATCAGCAATCATCTCATCTCGGAAAGAATACGAAATGAAGTTTGGTTTGCGTGACAGATGTTCTGCAATCTTTAGAAAACATTCACCAATGTAATTTGGTATAGATGGTTCTGGTTTGTTCTTTTCTTTAGCCTCATCACAATTTTTCTTATACTGAATAAGTGCCTCTAAGAAATCTGCATTGTTTACATAGTGTTTAGGTTTTTTATCGCTCATAGGTCACTTTCGAAAAGTTTTGATTTGGCATATCTTTTATCATATTTGTAATCGGTATAAGGACCATTTGCGTCAACATAATGCATGAATACTTGTCCCATCAACCAACCTTCTGGTGCATCACAGACTTCACGCCAATGGTCAAGGTCACAACCACGGTACACTAATCCGTCACCATCTTCAAGCGTATATTCAGAATCTTTCATCCAAATTGGCCAGTTATAACTATCATCTGAGGCAGACAATCTTAAAGTGATTGAAATTTCACATGACGGTCGGTCACTATGTATTTTTAATTCATTTCCTTTTCGATAAATTCTAGAGTAGGTATATGTTGGAAATAGTTGTAGACCAGTGACTTCTTCCATTTTTGGTCGCATCATCTTCATCAAAGAGTCTAGTGCCAAATCACCATGACCTCTAGTGAATGAACCAATCACTTGGTCATCACCTTTGACTGCTGTGACATTTCCTGCCATCTGATGTGCAAGAATAGAAAACTTCAGATACTCATGCAGATATTTTGCGGTATCTTTTGGTATAAAGTTTTTGACTAGAACATATCCTTGTTCTTGGAAAGTTTTTACATGCTCGTTCATAATTGCCTTCGTTTTTGTTGACTTAGTGCTTGACAGATGTTAAAGTGTGGGTGTTCCCGTTAGATGAATATAGCAGCTGCTTAGATATTTCCATACTTAGTATTCTTTATCATCTTGTAACCTTTAATCAGTTCTTGTATCCCATCATCTAAACTATATTTAGGAGAGAAACCAGCCTTCTCTATCTTTTCATTTGACACGATATAGTTTCTTTGGTCTTTATCTTTCCCAATGGCTGCTTCAACAATCTCAAATCTAGGTACATACTTCTTAATGTTCTCACACAATTCAAACTTAGAAACATTGGCAGAAGAAAGACCCACATTGTAGATGTTGCCCTTCATATCATTGTTACGAATTGCTAACATAAATGCCTGAACAACATCTAAGACATGAATGTAGTTTCTCTTAAAGTGTGATTCAAAGAGAACAACAAATCCATCATTGACTGCACGATAGGCCATATCATTTACCAACAAATCAATACGCATTCTTGGTGACATGCCAAAGACAGTTGCCAATCTCAAACTTGTTGCATTGGGATGTTCCATCAAAACTTTCTCTACCTCTACTTTATCTTTTGCATAAAGAGAGATAGGATTCAATGGTGATTCTTCGGTACAAAAATCTCCTGTACCATATGCACTATTTGTAGTAGGCATAATTACTTGTTGGTCTTTATCTAAGTATTTCATCATCATAAAGATGGCATCTTTGTTTGTTGTAGATGCACCGATAGGGTCTTTATCACAAAATGGTGCACCAACATATGCAGCTAAAGGTATGATGATATCTGCTTCGTTCATTAGAGGTGCCATGTCAGCCAGAATGCGAACATCGCCACGATAAACTCTAAAGTTTGGTAAATGACAAAGATGGTTCAACGATGATTGACCAAATAAAAAATTGTCGATTACTGTAACATTGTGTCCTTCTTTTAATAATTCTGGCACAAGCATTGAACCAATGTAACCTGCACCGCCAGTAACTAAAATATTTGCCATTTATACTCCATTCAAAATATCTGTAATTGCATCAACTTCTTCAATTGTCATTGAAGGAAAATTACCAAGATAGAAACCGTAGAAGTGAACATGTTCTGTATTAGGAAAATTCTTATGAAAATCTTCAGACACAATGTTCTTCAGGTATGGTTGTCTCAGTTGATTACCACCACCTGCACTACCTCGTCTAAACTCAATTCCTTCTTCTTTCATTTTTTGCATTAACTTTGCCACAAACACTTCATCTTTTTCTTTTAGAATAAGGTTGAATGCATAGTTACTTGCACCTACTAATTTGAAACCTACGAAATACTTGTCTTGATTTAATCTACTCAGGAATCTTTCGTGATTTCTATTTCGGAGTATAACATTTTGGTTTAGATTTGGCAACTGGCTAAGACCAAGTATACCGCCAAGTTCGTTATTACGCATGTTGTAAGCTGCATGAGCAAAAATAAAATCTGGGTTCAACTCTGGGTTTGCTGACTTATAAACAATCTTTTTCACCTCATTGCCACATTCTCTTACCATACCATGTGAACGCAACATGCGAAGCGTATGATAGATGTCTTCATCATTGGTACAAATCATGCCACCTTCAATCGTTGTCATGTGATGTGCATAGTAAAAAGAAAAGTTAGACATCAATCCAAAACTACCACATAGTTGACGATTGTGTGTTGCACCGTGAGACTCGCAAACATCTTCAATTAAATGAACACCCCATTTATCTAATTCAATAAGAAGGTCATCATTGAGTGCGTTGAAGCCTTGTATGTGTGATAGAAACACGGCACGGGTATTTGGTGTAAGTGCATCTAAAATTGCATCACTATTCATGCCCAAAGTATCTAAATCAATGTCAACAAATACAGGAGTAAAACCTGTTTGTAAGACTGATGCGATATCTGATACCCATGTAAGTGGCGGTACAATAATTTCACCGCCTTCAGGATACATAATTTTCAACATCGTCATTGACAAAAGATTGGCAGATGCACCAGAGTTTACAAAGACAGAATACTTTACGCCAAGCCATTCTGACCATGCCTCTTCAAATTGCCTGCATTTAGGACCATTCGTGAGAATTGGGTCATCTTGTTTTAGATGCTCAATCATTGCATCTAAGTCTTTTCTTGTAATATTATTTCTCATTAAAGGGTATTTCATATTTGCCTCATGTATTCAAAACTAATTGGGTGCCTTCGTTATCAAATTTAAAAGGTACCCACACTTTAATTGATTTCATTTCTTCTTTAAATTTTTGTTGACGGTCGGGTGGTACTAAGAACATAAAGAAACCACCGCCACCTGCACCCATCAATTTACCACCAAATGCACCTGCTGTGATTGATTGTTGATATATGTCATCAATCCAACTTTCAGAAACACCTTCAGCCAAATTTCTTTTCAGTCGCCAACCAATGTTCAGCAAATTACCTATTATAATCATTTCTTCTTTTTTGGCAAGCGTTTTCAATGCTTCTTCTGCCAAGTCTGCCGTAAGTTTTAATTGTTTGTGATTGACACCTTGTTTTATGTTATCTACTTTTTTCTTTGACTGCACTTCGGAGTGGCGAGATACACCAGAGAAACCAAGAACGATATGTGATTCTAATTCTTTTTTATAGTCATCATCTATGTCTAAGTTATCTGATGTCCATGAATACACACCAGAACCAGGTCCCATCTTTATGACTTGTATGCCACCTTTTGCAGCAATGATTTGGTCTTGTATACCAACATTCTCACCAATCACATTTTGTTCAACATGAATTGCTTGTCTGGCTAATTCATCTTTTGATAGTGTATGATTACGCATGGTATAAAGTGCATGTAACAAACCAACAGTAAATGAAGATGATGAACCAATGCCAGACCTTGCAGGCAAATCACCATCGTGTGTTACTGAAACATTGTCAATACCCAAATATTGTAGACATGCTTTTGCAGACGGATGATTTATTTCATCAATCGTCTGAACACTTTCTATTTGAGAGTAGATGATGCGAGAGTTGTATTCGAAAAATGGTGGCAACTTTTTTACTGTCAGATAACAGTAGTTTGCCATTGCAGCTGAAATGCAGATACTAGGATTGTTTTCAAACCATGCTGGATAATCCGTACCGCCACCAAATAATGAAAGACGGTACGGAGTCTTTGTTATAATCATAATCTCTTAGATTGTTCTTTGATATTCTCTATTGTAAGTCCGTGTTTCTTTAGATGACCTTCACGACCAATATTGTCAAACAAATATTCTTCGGGTAAAGTCACATTGATGATTCTAGGAAAAACATTCTGTTCACTACAGGCCTCAAAAATTGAGGCACCAATTGCACCAGAAGGAGATTGCTCATCAACTGCAATCACACCAGAAATGCCATTCAAAATATTTACCAGTTCAATCGGAAATGGTTTTGATTGAATCAAATCAACTGCAAAGAAGTTCTCTGGTTCTTTTCTTGCAAGTTCAACACAAGTATGAACCATTTTGCCATGAGATACCAAAGCAATTTTATCTTTTGTGTTTTTACCTATAATTCTAAATGAACCGTAATCGGCATTCACATCAATATCAGGCAATGCATGTCTGTCTAAACGAACATAAGCAAATTGAGGATTTTTAATGAGTGATTTTGCCAAGTCTCTTGCCGTTGGTGTATCTGCAACTGTAAAGATATTAGAACCAATGATTGACCGAAGACACGCATATTCTTCTGTAACATAGTGCGTTGGTCCCGAATCGGCATAACCAATACCAACACCAACAGAAATCAAACAGATAGGCAGATTCATAATGCCAGGCCCACATTTAATTTGTTCTAATGCTCGCATCGAAATGAATGGCGCCATGGCATAACAGAAAACTTTCTTGCCTTCTAATGCAAGACCTGTTGCCACATCAATCATGTTTTGTTCTGAGATGCCACAATGTATAAAATTGTTTGGCCACTTCACACGCAAATCATCAAGTGCAGCTGCACCAAAGTCGGCACTTAAAAAATAAATGTCTTTGTCTTTTTCTAGTGCCGCTTTAATTTCTTCAATAAATCCATCACGCTGTAACATTATGCAATCTCCTTACGACATTGTTCAATTTGTTCTGGTGTCATTGGGTTCATATAGTGCCAATTTGCTTTGTTTTCCATAATTGAAAAACCTTTACCTTTGACTGTGTTTGCCAGAATAATTTTTGGTAACTTAGTTTTTATTTTCAGACAACTATCGATATCTCTTGTATCGTGACCATTGACTTCAAACATTTCAAAATCAAAGCCAGAGAGTTTCTTGCCAATTGGATTCAGAGAGAGACAATCATCTGTGCTACCGAGAATCATTAGATTGTTGATATCGATGAAGATGGTAAGATTTGTCAACTTATGGTGTGCAACAAATAACAATGCTTCCCATGTTGAACCTTCGTATAGTTCACCTTCACTAATGATGACATAAACATTTTTTTCTGGGCTTGCAAGTGCCATACCTGCACCAACACCGATGCCATGACCAAGAGAACCTGATGCCATGTCAATGCCTGGTATGTTTGTATTACCGAACACACGCAAACATGATTCTGCTTTACCCCAATTGTCCCATTCTTTTTGAGGAATGATACCTAACTTTGTAAGAATAGGATACAAAGTAACTGTCGCATGACCTTTACTTACAATTACTTTATCAACATTAGGCCTTACATGACCACCATGATAAAGTGTAGTTGCGATTTCTACCATAGAGAAAGTAGAACCTGGGTGTCCTTGTCCTACTTCTACAAATTTTTCAAAGAGTTCTCTACGATAATCTTTCGATAGAGTTTGCAAATCAACCATATTAATCTCCAAGTATTTTGCGTTTAAGTTTAATCTTTTCCATTTCTACGACATTGTTTCTTGCCTCAATGCCAAATTTATTTTCTACCAAATCTAAGAATGGTTTGTGCGTGAAGTATTTGTGCCAAGCCTCATCACGGAATCTTAACACTTCTTCACCAGTAAGATGTTTTGTTCTTAAAGGTTTGCAATCATAAGATAAGAAAGCAAATTCTTCAAATCGTTTGGGTATATCCCAATTGTTTTGTTTTGCATACAGATACAATGGACTGCCTGGTAGTGCCATGGCTGCATAGAAGTTTGCATGTTCGCAATTCAATTCTAATGCGAGGTCTAATGTTTCTTGCATTGTATCATAGTTCTCATCAGGAAAACCAAACATATAGTTACCAAGAATATTGATACCCGCATCTTTAATGTCTTTGACTACAGAACGAATATCTACTTGTTGAAACTTTCCTTTTTCAATTTCTAAACGAACATTCTGATTGCCTGCTTCAATGCCAAGACACAACCAATTCACACCTGCCTTCTTAAACAGTTCTAGTTGGTCTTTACGAACAGAATCGACACGAGCATAGGCCCAAAAGTTAAACTTCATACCACGAGCAATCAAACCTTCTAAGATTGGCACATAGTATTTTTTATTCAGAAAAAACATCTCATCAGTAAGACGCACAGTTCTTACACCATTTTCATAGAGATATTCAAATTCTTTTAACATTAGTTCTGGTGACCAAAAACGCATACCACGACTATCTGCCGATACGGTATCTAATGCATGTGATGTTCTATTCACAATGTTAATCATGCAGAAGTTACAACCAAACGAACAACCTAGTGATGTATAGATTGCGGCAAATGGTGTGCGACCTTCATGTAAGAAGTTTGAGTGCCAAAAGTGGGCACGATATTTGTCCAACAAATAATTTTCTTTAGGCAATAAGTCCCATGCATAACCAGGCATCGTTGTGTCCATATCTTTTGTTTGAACGATGCGGCCTGGTGCAGATGGTCTTGGTAAACCATGTTCTTTGTACCAGATGCCAGGAATTTTATCTAAGTCAGTTTTCAAATCAGAATCTAACAAATCAAACAATGCATAGACGCCTTCATTAATGAAAGCAAAGTCTACATAATCGTATTGAATGACTTCATGTGGCAATGCAGATGCATGTGAGCCAATGAAACCAATTTTAAGATTTGGATGACTTAGACGCAATTGTTTTGCGAGAGATGAGGCACCAATCATCATAGTGGTGCCTGAGTTTGGATTTTGCCCGTAAAGGACAAAAACTACAAGCTTTGGTTTAGTAGATGCGATTTGTTCTGATGCATCTTCATCAGTTGTAGGACAGGCATCAAAATCTAGTATGCACGGTTCATGCCCTTTTGCACGAACAGCTTGTGCAAGCAATAGTGCCCAAGTAGGCGGCTCAATTGCTGAATGAACTTTTGCTAAATCTTGATATGCTTTGGCGGCACTACTTGGCACCACGAAACACACATTTGACATAATAACCTCACGATAGTAAAATATTTAGTGTAACTTATTTTTCTTCTTTTCTTTCATCATTTCGAAAAAATCTTCTGCATTAAATTCTTCTTCAATTTCTTCTTCATCATCTTCATCTTCTTCACCAAAAATATTTGTTTCATTTTGCATTTTCTCTTGTGCAGACATCACAATTTGACCATAGTAATTAATTAAATCGTCTTTTGGTTCAATGATGGTAAGAATGTCAGAATCATAAATGATGGCGTTGTTTTCTTTAATTAATTCAATTGGCAACCAAGGCATCATCATCATTACAGTTTGACCACTTGGTATTCTTTTGAAAATTATATGCATAGGATTGTCGAGCAATACTGTGCCATTTTCTTCATCGGCATGATAATCTGCCATTACATCTTCACCACTTTGCAGTCTTACGATTTTAATATTATTGTTAGTTGTCTGTTGCATTCTTTAGCTCTATGTTGTAAAATTTATATGAGAATTTTTCCTCATCATATATTCTACACCTTTCGATGAAATGTTTCAAGGTGTAATTGGCAAACTTGCCTGTTCTAAAATCATCTGCAATATCGAACAATGTTGCTTCTTCTTTGTTTTCTCCTAATCTTAAACCACGGCCTATCGATTGAAGGTTGCGTATTTTGGACTTGGATGGTGAAGCGAATACGATGTTATGGAGATTACGGATGTTGACACCAGTAGAAAAAGTACCATAAGAAGCAACGATAATGGCATTACTTTCTTTCTCAGTAATCGCACGAACAGATTCCCTAATTTCGACATCCGTACCGCCGTATACAAAGAAGACATGCCGATTGCCTGCTTTATCTTTAATATTTTGGTGTAAATCTTTTCCATGTTTTTCTACGAATTGAAACAGTATAAGTGTATTGCCAGTGAGTGAAAGAACTAAATTACGAATGAATTCATTTCTTGCTTTGTTCTGAACAATGAAATCAATCTCTGTATTGTAATCCCAATCTCTTGCCATTTTGCATAGTGTTTCAGGATACTTTAATACAAGACATTTAATTTTGAAACTCGCAAGTTGACCTTTATCAATCAACTCAGATGTTGTTGTTGCCTTGTAGACTGGCCCAAACAAACCTTCTAATACAAGACGGTGCGTTTGTGTACCGTCTAAAGTTCCTGTTGTACCAATTCTGTATTTAGAGTTGACACAACCAGAAAGAATTGTTGTGAGTGATTTTGCTTTGAACTGGTGTGCTTCGTCACCAAGAACAAAGTCAAACTGTTCAAAGTATTCACCCTCATTTTTATATATCGACTGCCATGTAGTGATTGTCAAAAACTTATCTGTATGTTTATCTTTACCTGCATACTGACGATGACAATTTTCTTCTGAATCATAACCATAGTCTTCAAAGTCTTTATACATCTGTTCAACGAGAGATGTTGTCGGTACAATTAAAAGACCTCTTTCATATCCAGATTCTTGCAGCCAACGAATGATAAGATAGATGATAAGAGATTTGCCTGATGCAGTAGGCGAAAGCAATAACATTCGCTTGTTTCTTACTGCATTGACAAACGATTTGATTTGATAGTCTCTTGGCTCAAATGGAAGTCCAAGAGTTTTAATAAAGTCTACCGCTTCAATGAGTGAGAAGTTTTCGGTAGTTGAAATTGCATCATCAACTTCGTATGTGTAATTTCTTTCTTTACAAAACTTAATGATGTAATGAACAAGACCATGATAGATGGTAAAAGTTCTAAGGTCGAAAAGTCTTATGCGACCATCCCACACTCTACTTTTATATGCAGGTGTGAATTGATAACCAGGAACGAAAAAGCAAAAGAAGTCAGATAGTTCTTGTGCGGTACTCTTGTCACACTCTACCTGAATATAAGCTTCATTCTTCTTATGTAAAATTAAATCAGACACCTTGGATAAATTTTTCCCATGAAATATAATCTCTCAACTGAAAAGTTCTAGAGTTGAGTTCTTTGAGTATTGCGGTACAGACATCAACAATTTCATCATGCATAACTTTTTGTGCCGTGAATTTGTTTAAGTCTTCGTCACTCTCTAGATATGTAGTGATGTCGGATTTCAACACAAAAGGAAATGGTTCCCATCCATACTTTTTCAAATCATCGTCATCTAACTTGCCAGTATAGTATTCCCATTTCAACTTTTTCATTTTGTTGAATTTGAATTCGGCTTGCTTTGACAACAGACGATGTTGTGATAGAATGTTCAGATACTTACTATGCAGTTTAGGAATGTCGAGCAAAGCTTTGCCTGGCTCTGTTCTATCAATATCAGAGTCCTTGCGCCATTCTTCTAACAGTTCTTCGATTTGTTTCATAATATATTACCTCCGTATAGGAGTATATCTCAAAGGAAAATGTTTGTCAAGCTTTCTTAGAAAAGTTTTTCAATGTCATAGTAACTGTACCGAAATGTAGCATCGGCAGTTAAAACATTGTCAGGTGCATCTTGGGTATTCATTATGAATGTTGACAAGGTGGTTGGGAATACTTCATGGAATTTGAAACGAAACAACGGTGTGTTTGACGAGGAAAGAATACTGATTGAGGCATCAGAGAATTGAGGAAACTTACCTCTTTTCAAATCGTTTGATGCCGAATTGTATTTGTTCAGTCTTGGCAACTGACGATACTCGGCAAACTCTACAGGGAAAGTCATCGCACGAATCCAATCGTGTATCTCTTTCCATGCAGTTAAATCTTCATCAATCATAAAAGTAACATTCAATAAATCATAAATTGG